CAATATGCACAAAACAATCATCAATGTCAAGGTGTTTTAATATACGGTTTAGATAATTATAAAACGGTTTAGTATCAATAGTAGGCACTGAATCCACAAACACTATGCGTTGATTTGGTTCATAGTGTTCGCGTTTTTGTTTCACAAGTTCGCGGTACAGTTGATTTATAGGTTGTTCAAGAAAATATTTTACTTTTTGTATATATAAAATATCATACTGTGCTAACTTGTCATTCAGTTGGTTGCTCATGCAATTCTTCTACTACTATTTCTTCTTCAGGAATACTTAGTACTTCTTCAATTTTATTGAAGTCTAGCATTACCTTGTCTAAACAACCATCTTCGTTACGTTCCCAAGCCTTACGGAACTGTAGTATTTCTTCTTTGTCGCTAGTTAGGAAACGTAATCTGTTGCCTTGCTTTGTCAACAATCCAGTTGCTTCTGCTAGATCAACCAATCCACTGTATGGATTCATTCCTGTTTCATACGGAATCTTAACCTGTACTGATTCAAATGGTTTTGCATATCTGGTTTTCATAACCTTACAAGCGGCACGTATACCTTTTACCTGTGATATCTTGTTGCCATCTTCGTCTTCTTTAAGTTTAAGTTTACGCATTGCAACAACAATACTTGATGCATAGATAAAGCCTTGTCCGCCTGATATCTTATCATCTGGATCAAACATATCTTGTGATGCATACGTATGATTTGTACATACCATTCCAACGTTGTAACTACCAAACATGTTTACTGTGTTTCTAACAAGTGCAGTTAATGCTTTAGGCTTTCTACCTAAGTCACCTTTCATATCACCTGATTCAAACTGGTTAACATCTGTTGGTGTTAGCATCATACCTAAACTATCAATAACAAACAATACCTTAGGACGTTCTCCATCTGGCAATGCTTTATAGTCTTTCATAAACGTACTAACTGTTTTTGCAACGTCGTCAATCATACTCATTGCAAGTTTAAGCAACTTGTCATCGCCAGTATCAACACCTAGTGCTTGTAACCACGCTTCATCTAATGCATTTTCTGTATCAATAAGCACAACAAAGATGCCTTGCTCTTGTGCATGTTTAACAATGTTACCTGCGGCAAAATAACTTTTGCCTGCGCCAGATTCACCAGCAAACACTGTAACTTTACCTAGTGGACAACCTTTGTGGAAGTCTCCACTAATTAAATAGTTCAATGCATAGTTGCCTGTGCTGATCCAGTCTGTTGGATCGTTAAAGCCAATTGACAACCCGTCAATGCTTTTTGTGATGTCCTTGCGGAACTTGCTTACGTCAAATGGTTTTGCCATATATAATCTCCAATAAGTTTGTGTTCTTCGGTTGTAGGATGTTTATTGTGTCCGACAAATTCATCAATAAACTTGCCGTCAAATCTTAACCAGTGTTTATACTCAACACTATCAAGTAACTCAATTATATCATCTTTTATATAATCTAAGCCGTCTAATTGATGCATTGGGTCTGCGATTGCTGTAATAGTATACGGGATTTTTCTTTCTCTCAAACTATAAAGTAGTAATTTCAGTTTTAGCACATGCTCGCGTAGTATAGATAAAAAACTTCTATAATTATAAAGTTGATCAACTAATTTTTTTTCTTTACCTTGCAAACGCTGTTCAAAATTTAAGCCTCCAGATATAAGCCATTTTCGTGCACCAGGAATTATTATCTTGTTATGTTCTAATAAATTTACCACTGCATTGCACATAACACCTTCATGATTCGTTTCTATATCCATTCTCCACAATGTGGGTAGCATTATTACACAATGGTCGAATTCTAACTTTTGTGCATATATATATGCTTCTGTGCAAATTCCATTCCACCCTATGCCAGCTTGTGCAACCAGATATGATGTCTGATAATTTTTACTATAGTGTATGCTCCATGGTACAGCATCCTGCCACTGTGGATCTGTAAAGCTGCATCCTACCAATAAGTGTTTTGTTATATCCATATAAGTATATTACTATATATTATCTGTATTGTCAAACTGTTTTAGACTTTTTAGGTAATTTTTACTAAAATAATGGTTGTAATTAAATTCTACATTTTCTTGCTCTAATAGATACAAATCATGCCACTCATCTGTGGTAAGTTTACTAAACTTTCCAATCATGGTCATTAACTCTACTAATCGTTCAACAGGATTGGTTATACTGTCAAACCTATAATCAAATAAGTTGGTATACAATCTAAACCCGTAATATTTTTCTAGGTGTGCATGCCAGTCTGGTTGTGCATACGCCAAAAATAATCCCTTAGTAATAACACTGTACAAAAACTTTTCTGTTACAAACGGATGATAACTATCAGCCATTGTCTCACTTACAATATGTAGGAAACTTTGTGCTAATTGTTTTTCAAAAGTACGAATATTGTCGAGATATTCATAAGAAACATTCCCAAAACTGTAAATATGTTGAGAAAATTTATCTGTCAAATCAAAAAACTTGTTGTAAAATTCTGTATTTTTTACATAAGCCTGAATATGTCCATCAACTTCATCGCCGGTGTTTGTAAAATTTTTACTGCAATAATCATTTTTAAAGTAACCAAATTTATTCAATGCAGATACTAGAAGTTGTCTGCCTACATGATTGGCTCCATTAAAGCTGCATACAAAATTATTATAGTCTCGTGTAGGATGTATAGTATAGTTTGTGAACCAACAAAAATTCATTTGAGATTGCAATTCAGCTGAAAATTTTATACAGAGATTAGGATAGTTTTCGTGAACCCGTTTATCATAAATTTGATGCGTAATAATTGTATGTTGCTGGTTGTTTAACTTTTCGTATAAAAAATTATTCTTAAAATTTTTATCATAACCGCCATGATGATCATGCAATATAAATGTTTTTGGAAGATCCTGAGGATCAAATGTCCACTTAGAATCGTTAGGACGCAATATAAACAATTCTTCGTGCATTATCTATTTTTCCTTGAAAAGTGAGGGCAAGGAGAAAGGAAAAAACCTTGCCCTCCATTGCCGTTAAGATGAAGACTGTCTGCTACGAATCATAGCAAGTATATCTTCGGCCTTCTGTCCACTACCAGCAGGGGAAGCCGGTGTTTGGACTGGTGCAGTTGGAGTTGCACCCATCTCTTCAGGTGTAGCAACCGGAGCAGGAGCCATTTCTGCTACCGGAGTTGGTGCCGGAGCACTTACTTCTACAGGTGTTGCTGTTGCTGATGCAGCCGCCGCCATTGCTGGAGCTGGTGCTGATCCTTCAGGCTTTTGCATTCCTGCTGGACGAAAGTATGATCCCCAACGATCAACATCATATGCTTGACCATCTACTGATGCTTCAAACATTTCTTTCATCACTTTTAGTTCTTCTTCACCTGGACGTTTAGGTAGGAAGTCACCTAAATTATATAAACCTTGTGAGTCAATAGCAGTGGCTTCTGCTTCTGTTAATGCAGTTTCTTTTCTTGCCCATTTTGATGTACTGTAATCAGCATAACCACCTTTAGAAGTTTTGCTTACTCTAAAGTCTAAACCTCTTGCATAATCTGTAGGTAGTTCCTCTAATTCAGGATCCATCAATGCACTTTTAATAATTTGAAAAATCTGCGGACCAATGATGAAACGTCTGATTGCTTTATCTGATTTGTCATCTGTGATTGGATTCTCTCTTACAAATCCTTGCATTACATAACTACGTTTCTTCCAGTACTTACGACCCATATCTTCTAAACTTTTGTCTTTGAACCACGGACGTACTTCAGTTAGGATTGGACAAGTATCTCCCCACATCTCAACACAAGGAACCTGTACTTGAACACTCTTACTGTCCATCTGTCCTTTGATACCATTAAATGGGAGTTTGATCATTGCACGTTCAATCCAAAAGAACGTGTTGTTGTTATCCATATCGGGAAGGAAACGTAGTACTGCACTATCGCCTTCGTTCATATTCCAATGTGGGTAAATTGCACCATCGCCGCCGGATGATTGATTGCCTTGCTTATTATCTGCCGCTGCAAGGCGAGCTCTTATTTCTGCTAATGAAGCCATTTTGTTTCTCCTATTGCCTACGAGTAGCAACTACTACTCTATCATTTGCCTGTTTATGTTTGTCAACAAATAATGCAACTACATTACTTGCACTTTTATTTAGCATAGACACACCATTGGGTGTAGTTTTATGTCGCATAAAATTAAACATGCTTTATAATAACATGTTTGAGTTTTAAGTCAATAGGTTTGATAACCTAAGATGTGTAATTGAGCCACAGAGTTTCTCTAACAGTGTCCAAAGGAATAGGTTTTAGCATACCGTTAAATGTTCTTGGTGAGTTTTTGTAAATAATAGCACTACGTGGCATGTGTTTTGTATGCACACAGTCAATATCCTCTATAGTGCCAAAAGGTTGATGGTCGTCTGAGAAGGTGTTGTTTATTTCAGTATTTGTGCAAAATGAATATGATAATGTATCTGTCAAATGCAGTGTAAGCGGAATTTGTACTTGTACACGTATATCAGAATGTAGTTTGTGCATCTTTATCTGTGCATCTGGTAAGTCTACACATACCCAACCTACTTGTGGCTTAAGTGTTTCTCCGACTATATTGCTAACTTTTGGTGCAAGATCCGCACACAAACTGTTAAGTTTAAATATGCAATCTGTTTGCAAACGATTGTCATATTGCATTTTTAGCAGATTGTTTTCTGCGGTTCTATAAAGATCTCGAACAAATGTGTATTGTTCCATAGAAAAAAAGTAATGTACTTGCCATAATTGATTTGGAATTATAGTAGTTACAGTCATCTTACCACTTTGATAATTTAAGTATTCTTTCTAATGCTTCGTTTGTTAACGCTGGATCACGTTCTGCTTTAAGTGCTTCTTTGCCCGTATCAACATCTTGTGTTTCTTTGGTTACTGATTTTGCATTCATCCAACCTTGTAGTTGAGCAATTTCTTTATCATAAGTTGCTTTTGCTTTATCAGTATCCATCTTTGCCTTCATATACTTTGCATACTTTATTGCTGCTTTAAGATCTGCTGGTGAAGAATCTTTGGTTGGATTGATTACTTCAGGTGGACTCTTTGCTTCGTTTACATTGCCTCTTCCAGCAAGTCTAAGTAAATCTTTCATTTCGGCATCTTCTATTATACCACCTAATGCTTGGATTCCTTTTTCAGCGAATTGTATAACCTCTGCTGGTTCTGCGTCGACTAGATCTCTGGCCATTTTATACACTTCTAAGACATCATCGTCGGCATTCGCATGCATGTCCTTAAAGTAGTCGCCCATTTCATCTAAGATATGATCATTGTCAGTAAAGTCATTTGCAGACGCTTGATCGTATAAGTGATTTAGGTCGCTAATCAATTCTTTTTTAAGTTCGTCAGCACTCATGTAGTTGTTATCGTCTTCAGTTATGTCTTCGTCCGCTAAATCATCATCTGCCATTGGATCAACTGCTTTTTCGTTATCAGTGCCATCTTGGTCCATTGGATTAACAAAACTATCCATGCCTTCTTCAACACGTACAACTTCACCGCAACTGGTACATCTGCCATCAGCGTCTCCATCGCCGTCGTGTATTGGAGCATCGCAACACTTACTTAATTCTTCTTCTGCTTCTTTTACAGGTAAGCCTGCTAATTCTAGCATTCTTGTTTGGTCTTTGTCCATTGACTCACCAACACCATACATGAACAATTTGCTATAGACTTCTGGATGATTATCTTTAATTGCATATTTAAGTTCTTGCATGAATAGTTCTCTCATTGCGGTATCACCTGAAGAAGCCATAGCGATAATTCTATTACCATTTACTTCTCCATAATTTCCTTCTTTAAAAACTTCTTCTATTGCCCTAATTTTGTCTTCGATATCATCAATCTTTACATAATCTATAATATCGTCACCTGCATTCATGATTTCTTCATCACTCATTCCATCTGCCTCCATTTCGGCATAGGCGGTATGGTACTCATCGGCTTCTGCTTTGTATCCTTTATGAAGTTTTTTTAAGGCAGGTGCAACCATATCAAGTGTTACACTTAATCTATCAGTATTATCTGCATCATCTTCACCTAATGATTCTTCAACATCTGAACCGCCAGCAGTTTTCACTACATCTTGTCCGCCCATGCC